TTGGACGCCTAATATCTTTAGGCCTTAATAAGGAAAGTTCAAGAGGCACCGCCGAGGCGGCAACCTATTGGCTACCAAAAGCAAACATATCCTTTGAGGATAAAGCTACCAAAGCCTTATCGACCTTGAATTATGGGGTTATTGGCGAGGGCAATCAAGAATTGACTGCTCTTAAGTATGCTGAGGGTAATATTGAGGGTGATGTTTTAGATAAATGTTTCGGGCTAATCTTTTTAGCTACCTTTGGGACATTATCGACTGCTAGTTTTAATGGCGCCTATAAACACACCTATTCTCTACAAAATGATAATCAGCATGATAGTTTAACTTTACATATCGAGGATGGTGTGGATAGTTCTCAGGATAAATACTTTGAACTCGCTATGATAAATAATTTAGAGTTAACTGTCGTTCCTGAGGATGTAGTTAAATTTAGTGCTAATTTTATGAGTAAGAGTTCAGGAGATAGCGTGGAAACTTCCAGCTATGTCGCTGAAAATAAGTTTTTAGGAAAGCATTGCACTATTAAATTAGCTAGTTTAACTAGTGGATTAACTGCGGCTAGTGGGATCTCAGTTAGGCAATTAACATTAAATATAAATAAAAATCTGGTTATGGACCATGTTTTAAGCACGGTTCAGCCTGAGGATATATTTAATACTAAGTTTGAAGTTACTGGCCAGATGGAATTAGTTATGAATGATGAAACTTATAAAAATTACATGCTTGATGGCACTTATAGGGCTATGAGAATTGATATTGTAAATACTGATGTTACGATCGGCACCACGAACCCAGCTATTAGACTAGATCTATCAAGAGTTGCTTTCGATACTTGGGAAGCTACTAAGCCTAATGATGATTTAATTACTGAAACAATAAACTTTAGGGCCATGTATGATATAACAAATGGTGATATTATAAACGACTGTTATATCGTAAATGAAGTAAGTAGTTATTAAATAATTAACATATAAAAACATGCCAAAATTAAAAGATTTTAGAAGAACAAAGGAAATTTCGTTATCGAAATATCCTGATAGTAAAGTTGTTATTTATGACAGCATTTTAGTAAGTGATATGAATGGATTAGATATTACAGGACAAGATTTTGATAGTAATATAAAAAATGTTGTTAAGTTTATTAAGAGTTGGAATTTTACTGACGATCAGGGGAATGATTGTCCTATCTCTTGTGAAACTTTGAAACAGTTTGATAGCGTTAGTTTTACAGAGTTAATTGAGGCAATCGGTGATTTTGCCAATTTAGTAAAAAAAAATTCTTAACTAGCTATGCCAGTTTAGCTTTAGAGATGGGATGGACTGAAAAACAGTTATTTACAGAAAATTCAGTTAGTTTTTTAGAGGAATTGGCGTTTGTTATTAAACAAAAGTATAAAACAAAATAATGTCAAATAATATTGAGGCAAGTGTTGTTATAAGAGGCGTGGATAAGATTGATCCAGCTCTAAAAAATGCTGAAAAAAAAGTCGGCAATTTTTCTAATAAAGTAAAAGGATTAAAACCAACATTTAAAAAGATGGCTCTAATTGGTAGTGCCGCTTTTGCTGGTGTTAATACGGCTGTTTTTAAAGCAACTCAGTCAGCAAGTGATGCTCAAGAAATATTTAACAAGTTTGATGTTGTATTTGGTAATGTTAGTAATGGAGCTGAAAAGGTTGCGCAAGATTTAAGGAAAAACTTTGGACTAGCTGAGTCTAGCGCTAAAAAATTATTATCTTCTACTGGCGATATGCTTACCGGTTTTGGTTTATCAGGTGAAAGCGCCTTGGATCTAGCTGAAAAAACAAATAAATTAGCTGTTGACCTTGCTTCATTTACTAATATTGAAGGCGGTGCCGAAAGGGCGTCAGCCGCTTTAACTAAAGCATTATTAGGTGAGAGAGAAAGTGTGAAGGAATTGGGTATAGCTATTTTAGAGGAAGATGTTAAGGCTAAAATAGAGGCTATGGAAATTGCTGGAAAATTTACTAATGAAACAGATAGACAAAAAAAGGCTTATGCTACTTTAGAGATTGCTATTGAGCAATCTAAAAATGCTATTGGTGATTTTGCTAGAACGCAAGATAGTTTAGCAAATCAGCAAAGAACATTAAAAGAAAGAACAAAGGAATTATCCGAAGCTCTTGGAAATACTTTTATTCCCATGTTAACTAAAATAGTTGAGAAATTATTACCTATCGTTAATAAAATGTCAGAGTGGATTAGTGCCAATCCTGAACTTACTAAAAATATATTACTTGCTATTGGCGCTATAACTGGTTTGGTTGCTGTGTTTGGGACATTAGGGTTAGTTTTGCCTAAAATTATTATTGGGGTAAAACTTTTAATGGGAGCATTTTCACCTTGGGGATTTATAATTGCTGGTATAATAACAGGGACCATATTGATAATTAAAAATTTTGACAAAATAAAATCTGCTGGAAAAGAGTTATTTGACGCTATTGGGGGATCTTTACTTGGTATAGAAAATAAAGTTATAGAGACTGTTGATAGGGTGGTTAATAAGTTTAAGGAAATGATTGAGGCAGTTAAAAATGCCGTTAATAAGGTTAAAGAATTTGCTAGTAATTTTGGCGGATCAATAACAGGGTTTTTTGGTGGTATTGGTGAAAAGGTTGGCGGTGCTGTTACCGGAGTTTTAGGATTTGCTGATGGTGGAGTTGTGCCGGGACCAATAGGCGCTCCCGTTCCGGCCATTGTTCATGGTGGCGAAACTGTTATTCCTAATGGCGGAAGAATTGGCGCCGGTAATGTGACTGTGAATATTTTAGGTGGGAATTATTTGAGTAATGACGCCGCTGAAATGTTGGGAAATAAAATAATTGATAGGTTAAAATTTGAATTGAGATTTTAAATATGTATGGCTTTAAGTGTTACTATAAATGGTGAAGATAAAACAAAATCAATCGTTTTTGAGAGTTTAAAAATTGATAATATTCTGACGACTAAAGTTGATAAATGCTCGTTTACAATAAGGAGTTACGGCAATAAAGTTTATGTTCCGTCGGTTGGCCGTGAGATAATTATTACTAATAATGGGACCAAGATTTTTGGTGGTTATATAGTTAGACGCACTCAACAATTTAGAAGGTTTAAAGTGGTTGAATATGACTGCGAATGTGTAGATTATACTAGGCTTTTAACTAAAAAATTGGTTAGTGAAATTTACGAGAATTTAACTGTTAACCAGATTATCCAAAAAATTATAGATAAATATGGTGTTGGCGGGGTTACCTATAATAATATTGATTGTGATATTGAAATTGAAAAAATCGCTTTCAATTATGATCCGGTTGATAAATGTATTCAGCAACTCGCCAATATAACTAACTATGATTGGTATGTGGATTATGATAAGGATATTCACTTTAAGGCAAGTTCGACTGTTAGCGCTCCTTTTGGTATAACCCAGACAAACGGGAATTGTGATCTTAATAGTTTGATAATTAGAAAGGATAACTCACCTGTTAGAAACGCTATTATTGTTAGGGGTGGGGATTATGAGGCTACTAGTTTTACCGCAGAGCTTCAAGGTAATGGAGTTGATTATACTTTCCCTTTGCCATATAAATTCGCTGAGTTTGCCGCTACATTAACAGGCCAACCTCTATCTATCGGGATCGATTTTTCTGCTGATCCTAATGACTATGACGCTTTACATAATAGGGATGAGAAAGTTTTAAAATTTAAACCTGCTGATGTTCCCTCTGATGGTGCCGGATTGGTGGTTAGTGGATTGCCAATATTACCATTGATCGTTAAGGTGGAAAGTCCGACTGATATTAGCGCTATGCTTTCAATGGAAGGCGTTGATGGTGATTATGAATATTTAATAAATGATGAAACTATAACCAGTAAACAAGCGGCGAGAGATAGAGCTCAGGCCGAGATACTTGCTTATGGGAATACTTTATCAGAGGGCGAATTTGTTACTGAGGTTGATGGTTTAGTTTCCGGACAGATTATAAATATAGATGTTACAGATTTAGGAATTAGTGAGAATTTTATTATAAATAGAGTAGAAACTACTAGCTTTGCCGATACCACCTTGCGCTATAAAGTGTCGTTAATATCTACTAAAACCAAAGATATGATCGGTGTTTTACAGCAATTACTCCTTAATAATACTAAAATCGTTGTTAGAGAAAATGAAATAATTGATTTAATAAAAACAGCTTTTGAAACTATTAACATGACTGATAGTGCGACCGCTAGTAAGGTCCATAATACACAGGCTGAGAGTATGGCTATAAACGAAACTTTGTCGGCAACGATTGATTATCCAATAAGATTTATATTAAGTGGCGAGCCACCATCAGGAAGCGATAGAGCGTTTATGATTGATGGTTCACCAATAGGAACAGTTTAAATTTAAAATATATGACAGACACATATCCATTCGTAAAAACAGATTTATTAACTGCTGATGAGTCAAATTTATTAGCTGAAAGTAATAGAATACAAATGACAGCAGGGGATACAATTAACGGCGCTACCTTACCAGTTCCTTGTTATTTTAATGACGCTGATAATGAAATTTATGCGGCTGACGCCGACGATATTGCTACTACTGATCCTTATATCGGTTTTGCCATAACAAATTCAACTGATGGCAACTCTATTATAGTTCAAACTGGCGGGGTAGTTTCGGGTTTTTCAGGATTAACAGAAGGGGCATATTATTATATTCAAGGAACGGCTGGGACTATCGGCACTGCTGTTGGCACAGTTGAGAAGTGCGTTGGTGTCGCCATATCTGAGACTGAAATTAACATGGATCTAAAACCAGATGGAATGGAATATATAAGTTCTGCCTCTGATAGTGGTGGGAATAATTTAACAGCGCCAGCAGAAGCAAGATTTGCTATAATTTATATTGACTTAGTTTCTGGTGCGAGTGTATATGCTGATAGAGGTGATGTGATACTTTCAAAAGTTGGAAAAACAACATCAAGATTTACTGGGACAGGTGATGGCGCAGGTGGTGGACCAAAAAATGATATTCAATTTAGTTGGGCTGGGACTACAATTACTGTAACTCTTAATGCCGGTGGGACTGATAGTGCTGATTACACTGCTTATTTTTATAGATAAATATATATAAAACAATCAATAATATTTTAAAATATATGAATATTAAAGACACAATAAAAGCGAAAGGCCATTTAAAAATCACTATCAGAGATAAGGAAAGTGGTGAAATTAAAAGGGTTCATGAATACGATAATTTGATTTGCACAGTTGGGAAAACTATGATTGCTAACAATTTAACTTCCGGATCGCCTGATAACACTATGGTTATAAATTATGTCGCCTTGGGTAGTGATGGCACTAGTCCGGCGGCAGGTGATACTACCCTTGGAACTGAGGTTTACAGAAATACAGTTGCTAGTGAAACTAACGCCAATAATGTCGCCTATATAACCGGATTTTTTGACGCTACCGAAACGACCGGAACTTATTTAGAGGCTGGTTTGTTTTCTGATGGCGGAGCCGGTGCAGATACTGGTGTTTTAGTTTCGCATGTAAATATCAATGTAACCAAATCAAATACTGAAACATTAACAATAGATTGGACGATAACCATAAGTTAAGGAGTCTATTATGATCTTGGTGAAGTATAAGGACGAAATTTGGCATGCTTGCTGTTCAAAACTTTACTTTAGTGCCTGTGCCGGTGGATGTAGTATTAAAATCTTGAGGCACATGGGTAAAAAGTTTGTAAGACGAGATCAGCTTGAATATGTCGGGGAGTCAAAATGATTACCAAAGTTCAGGTAAGACAATTTTTAATCAAAATGCGGTGCAAACTGCTATGTTGGCAGGTTGAACTGCTAAAGCGCAAAATGAGGCGGATTATCGCCTAATGTGGTATAAGCCACAAAACACGGGGGGACAGATTTTCAAAAAATAACTGATTACAGATCCCCCCTATACTTTCAAAATTATGAGAATTACACAAAAAGATATTCCATTTAAATTTATTTTACCTTGTAGATATAAAATTGGTGATGATTATAAGTTAAGAATTTTAGTTGGTGATGATTATAAAATCTATGGGAATAGATATAAATTTTATAGGATTAGTTGTCTAACACAAAGGTTTGGGCAGAACTTGGTTAAGTTTTATAAAGAGCTTGGCTGGGATGGTCATAATGGGATTGATTTTATAGCTTTAAGGGGAAGCAATTTATACTCAATTTGTGGCGGTCGGGTTACTGGTTATAGTGATAGCTGGGGAGCTTTAATTATTGAAACAGATGAATTTATGGTTAAGGGTGAAAAAGTAAAGTTACAAATAGTCTATGGCCATTTATTAGATGTTAGATTAAAAATTGGTGATAAGGTTGTTGAAGGTGAGTTATTAGGACACACCAATAATAAAGGTAAATATACAACTGGCGACCATTTACATATCTCGGTTAACCCTATGTATTTAAATAGTCGAGGTCGTTGGTATATTGATCTTGGGAATGGATATGCTGGTGGGATAGACTTTATAGATTTATTACCTGATACTAACATTGAATTTAAACAACCTATGAAACATTTAAAAACGCTTAGAGAGATAGTTGATAGTTATATTAAAACCGGCGCTGTTCTTGGAGTAAGTGAAAAAAATTACCAGAAGATTTTACAGGGTGATAAAATTTTAATCGATAGGATTAAAAAGGACCATAAGGGTATGTTTTTTCGCTCTGAGGGGGGTGGTCAGTTTTATATATTAGAATAATAATTAACTTTAACTATATGTATGAGTTAATAAAAAAGAACTGGAAACGATATTTAGTTAGTTCTATAATCTCATTTTTAGTGGGATTTGCGATTGTTTTCGTTAGTGAAATTGATACACTAACTTTGGAAAGTTTTAAGGATGGCGGTTTAGCAGGTCTTTTATTTATGGCCGTCCGAGCAGGATTTAAGGCTCTTTTAGAGGGTTTTATCCTATTATTTTCAAACAAGAAATAAAGTTTTTTTATTTTTTGGTGTGCCAATAACCCGCTTTAATTTTATATTGAGTGGGTTTTTGGTTTGTTTTGTGATGTGGATAACTGTATGGACAAAATTATAAAAAAGGTGTATTGTAAATAATAGAGAAGTGGAAAACTTTAAAAATTAACCAAAAACATTATGAAAATTGATGAAGTAATTAAAAAGCTCAAGGAGTTTAAAAAACAAGGATTTGAGGATGTGAGAGTGGCCATTGATGAGGAATGGAACGCTATCGGGGAATTTAACTGTGAGAGTGGTGAAAACTTTGAGGATGATTATGGTAAGACTATAATTATCTACCCCGAGACACCGGAGCCAACCTTGTAAAAATTAACCTATAAAATCTATGGAAAATGAAGAAAAACAAAAAAACATAAAGGTCGAGGAAGTTGAAAAGCCTGACTTATACAAAGAGTTGGGACTTGATAATCTAAATAATCTAATTAAAAGTTCTTATGAGTATTCATCTTAACCAGCAATCATATTTAGCCAGAAGATTATGCCATGCGATTGTTGGGTTAGAAAGCGAACAAGCGTTTAGTATTTGCGAAGGTATTGATGATAAAAAATATAAATACTTATTAGCTCTTTACTTTAATAATAAAATAGAAAAATTAAAGTCAGAAGTTGATGAGTTAATGAAAGGTAAAAAAAATGTCTAACGAAAACACACCAAAAAATGAAAATGCGATTATTGAAGTTAAGCCGGAGCAGTTAGTTGATCCTACTGTTCAAATTGATTTCGCTATTAAAGCGGCGAAGGGTTTAACTAATATTATTCAAAATAATAAAATCAAGCCGGTTATTATTGGTAATAAAAAACATTTATTATTCGAGCATTGGCAAATGTTAGCTAGGTTCTTTAATATGTCGGTCGGAACTGATGAAGTAAAAGAGGAAATAATTGATGGTAAGGTTGCCGGTTATAAAGCTAAGGCCGTGGTTTATAACGCCATTGGGGTTATAGTTGGAAGTGCAGAGGCTAGCTGTTTTGCTAATGAGAAAAATTGGCAAGGCAAACCTAGATTTCAATTAAAATCCATGGCTCAAACTAGAGCTTGCGCTAAGGCCTTAAGAAATGTTTTAGGCTGGGTTGTAGTGTTAGAGGGTTATAACCCTACTCCGGCAGAGGAA